CTTTAAAAATTCTCCGGGGGAAGGATTTATTGATATTTTTTAACCCCTATTTATATTCTAGTGGTGTTTGGTAGGGTCTGCAAGGCGGTCAGGTTTGTATACTTCTTTACCCCTCCTTTCCATTTCGCCCTGGTTTGTTGTACGGTTGCTCACTGGTTCCATGATTTCTCCTTTAGAGATAGGTTGACGATTAGACGGCCGGCTTGCAGATTCCACCAAACCGCACTAGAAGATATTCACAAGCAAACCAAACAGTAGAAAAGGAGGCTAAACCATGGGACGTCGAAAAAAGATCGATCCTGACAACACAGGTCCGGTCCAAAGCCTATACCCGGCAATGTCTCCAGACGCTAGAGAGAACCAGATGATAGCGCTGGCAACAGCATTAGCCGAAAAACAATTACTAGAGGGTACGGCTTCGTCACAGGTGATCACACACTTTCTCAAGCTTGGCACTTCTTTGGCACAGTTGGAGAAAGCAAAGCTGCAGAAGGAAAACGAACTATTGAAAGTTAAGGCTGAGGCTATTCAATCAGCCAAGGTTTCTGAGGAGCTTTACCAGGAGGCGATCGCTGCAATGAAGAGCTATGTAAGTTCTGGTGGTTCGCAGTGAAAACTTACCAAGAGCTGATTACTTTTGATAATTTCGAAGACCGTTTCAACTATCTAAAACTTTCAGGTCGAATCGGAGATGAGACATTTGGCAGTAACCGATGGGTCAACCAGATATTTTACAAGTCCCGAGAATGGTTGTCTTTCCGTGACCGAGTAATCCGAAGAGACAACGGTTGTGACCTGGGCGTTGAGGGCCGAGAGATATTTGGTCCGATACTGATTCATCACATTAACCCTATAACTTTAGAGGACATTGTCGAACGAGATCCTAAAGTGTTTGACATGAACAATGTGATCACGACGATGTTGTCGACTCACAATGCAATTCACTATAGCGATGCCGGAATCTTAGTTTTAGATCCGGTCGAAAGAACACAGAACGATACTTGTCCTTGGAGGTAACATTTGTGAACGACAGCATTTTACTATCAATCAAGAAGATGATCGGCATTGCTGAAGATTACAAACACTTTGACGCTGACATCATCATTCACATCAACTCTACCTTCGCGATTCTGGCACAGCTCGGAGTTGGTCCAGAATCCGGTTTCTACATTACCGATGAAACTGCAAAGTGGTCTGACTTCTTAACTGACGATTCACATCATCTGCTTGACAATGTGAAAACCTACATGTTCATGAAAGTTAAGACAATGTTTGATCCGCCAATGAGCTCATCTGTTGCTGACGCGTACAATCGTTTGATCAGCGAGATGGAGTGGCGACTTAACGTTGCTGCCGAAACTGAGGTAGATGCACTTAGAGTGTGACAACAACGTGGTAAATCAAAATGGAATTCTTTACACAAGACTACTTAATGCATCACGGTGTCAAAGGTCAGAAGTGGGGGGTTCGTAGATACCAGAACAAAGATGGGAGCCGAATAAAATCGTCTCCGCCTAACACGAGTTACTTGCACAATTACTCTGGCCCTGCATTCTTCATATCTACGAAGTCTGATTTAAAACATCTAGACCCAAGGGTCCCGAAAAATTTTTTTACGCAAAACGGTTATGAGGATGCGACGACACCGAGAGTATCGTTTGCGCCATCAGTAAGTGAATGTCTTGCTGGTCTTAGCCAGAACGTGGATAAGCAGACGTTCTATGTATATTCTCCGGATGACGTTAAGAACTACAAAGTGTTTAAACCAAACACAACTGCTGTTCCAGACTCTAAAATAACTAATGAATTATGGATCACCGAACCTGTTAATTTGACGCCTATAAGTAAGATAACCGTAACTGGTAATCGAAATGAAAACGGTAAGGTTTTTTCGTATGGAAAGTACACAGCAGAACTATACGATGATTGGACGTACGACGAAACACCGTTACGGCATTCGGCGTACAAATCGAAGGAGATCGGAATGCAATTTTTTTCACAAGACTATTTAATGCACCACGGCGTCAAAGGTCAGAAGTGGGGTATTAGACGATTCCAGAACAAAGACGGATCGCTGACTTTGCTTGGTCGAAAACGACAGGCAACCGACAAGCGAGCAGCTAAGAAGCAAGAGAAGCCACAGAAGCCACAGCCTCATTCGGACTACACCAGAGCCAGAAACAAGCCACTCTCGCAGATGAGTGACAACGAGTTAAAAGATGCCTACAACCGATTGAAGATGGAATCTTTGTACAAAACTGAATACGCAAAGAATCACAAAGAAACGGTCGGTGAATACGTTAAACGTGTATCCACATCAGCTCTGAAGAAACACGGTGAAAAGGTTGCCGAGTACATGATTGGAAAAGCCATTAATGCTGCATTCGGTGCCGAGGTCATAGGTGGACTAGGCAAGAAACAGTCGGACGTTATCAGCAAAGAAAATGTAGATGCCGGAAAGGCGTTACTCGATGAGATAAAGAAACTCGGTAAGTCTGTTAACGATTTGCAATCCCAGGTTGCCAAAGAAAATCAAAATGGAGACAAACCGAAGGATAAGAAGCCGAAGGATAAGAAGCCGAAGGATAAGAAGCCTGAATACTATGAAGGCGAAGTAATTGACGATGATAATTACAGCAGGTCTAGTAGCTATGATCCAGGCACTCCAGGCCTTGTTCCGGTTACGATCCGATACGACGACAGAAGAAGGTAATAACTAATGTCCCTATCAAATACAGCGACTCCTATTTACTATGGTCGTTTCAGAGCCGCTGTTATGCGCGGCGAAATACCGGTTTGTCGAGAGATTGAAATGGAGATGAACCGGATCGACGATCTGATTCGTAATCCAGGAGTGTACTACGATGATGAGGCCGTTGAAGGTTGGATCCGTTTCTGTGAGAACGAGCTTGTTCTTACCGATGGCTCTGATATGAAACTCCTCGATACTTTCAAACTTTGGGGCGAGCAGGTATTCGGATGGTACTACTACATTGAACGCAGCGTCTTTGAACCTGATGCAGACTATCACGGCGGTAAATGGGTTACCAAACGAATCAAGAAACGACTTACTAACAAGCAGTACCTCATTGTAGGACGAGGCGCAGCAAAATCCATCTATGATTCATGCATACAGTTTTACGGTTTGACCTGTGACGTAAACACGACTCAGCAGATCACAACCGCTCCTACAATGAAACAGGCTGATGAGATTATGTCTCCGATTAAAACTGCGATCACAATGAGCAGAGGCCCTTTGTTAAAGTTTATGACTGAAGGATCCCTGCAGAACACAACCGGATCAAAGGCGAATCGTCAGAAGATAGCCTCAACCAAGAAGGGTATCGAGAATTTCATCACCAACTCGATTCTCGAGGTCCGACCAATGTCGATCGACAAGCTACAGGGAGCAAGACCCAAATACTCTACGATAGACGAGTGGCTTTCAGGTGACGTTCGAGAGGACGTTGTAGGCGCGATTGAGCAGGGCGCGTCCAAGAATGATGACTATTTGATCATTGCTACAAGTTCAGAGGGAACTGTCCGTAACGGATCCGGTGACACAATCAAAATGGAGTTGATGAGCATCCTCAAAGGTGAGTACATCAACCCGCATGTATCAATCTGGTGGTACAAACTTGACGACGTCAAAGAGGTTTCCGATCCGTCCAAATGGATCAAGGCAAATCCTAACCTTGGAATCACAGTTTCTTACGAAGCTTACCAGCAGGATGTAGAGAGAGCTGAGAAAGCTCCGTCAACGCGCAATGATATTCTTGCGAAGAGATTCGGAATCCCGATGGAAGGTTACACGTATTACTTCACATACGAAGAAACTCTGCCACATCGTCGACGTGACTATTGGCAGCTTCCGTGTTCAATCGGTTGTGACTTATCCAGAGGCGATGACTTCTGTTCCTTCACATTTCTGTTCCCGTTGTCTGACGGCAGCTTTGGTGTAAAGACGAGGAATTACATTTCATCGTTCACACTCAGTAAACTTCCGCAGGCTATGCGTTTGAAGTACAACGACTTCATGCGTGAGGGAAGCTTAATTGTCATGGAAGGAACGGTTCTTGACATGGTTGACGTATACGACGATCTTGACCAACACATCACTCATCGTGGATACGATGTTCGATGCATTGGTTACGACCCGTACAACGCCAAAGATTTTATCGAGCGATGGTCTCTCGAGAACGGCTCGTTCGGAATTGTTAAAGTCATTCAGGGTGCCAGAACCGAGTCGGTTCCGCTTGGCGAGTTGAAGAAACTTGCGGAAGAACGAATGCTTCGATTCGACGAAAGCCTTATGTCATTCACCATGGGTAATTGCATAACCTTGGAGGACACAAACGGGAACCGCAAACTGTACAAGAGAAGACATGAACAGAAGATCGATGCTGTCGCGGCTATGATGGATGCTTACGTCGCATGGAAGATTAATCGCGACGCATTTGAGTAAAGGAAAATTCAAAATGGAATTCTTTTCAGATGACTACTTAATGCACTATGGCGTTAGAGGTATGAAATGGAAGAAGCGTAAGGCCGCAATAGAGTTGAATGGTGCTGGCGACTATTCCATAGAAACCAGTCCAGGAGGCCATCAGGTTCATCTTGGTCGAAACCGGGATATGGAACGTGACACGGCCCGTGCATTATTGACTGAGTACGCAAAAAAGCATCCTGGCGGAAGACCTAAACCTAGGCGTAAGTATGTAACCTCTGGAACCGGTAATGTCACAGTTCGAAAGAAATTGACTCGACGCGAAAAAGCAAAACAGTTTGCTAGTAAACAGCTTAAACGGGTAAAGGGGCTTCGTAAAAAACTTCCGAAGATGCCTAAGCTTACTGGCGAGATAACTGTTTCGCATGACGTTTATTACGGTGGAGGTAAATCAAGACGATGAATCGTGAACCTATGAGATTTTTTTCAGACGATTACTTGATGCACTACGGTGTTAAAGGTATGAAATGGAAGAAGCGTAAAGGTGGACTTCTTCCTGACGATAACAATTCTGTTGGCGATTTAAATAAGCCAGGAACAATCATAAAAGTTGGTTCGAATAAGCACATTGTCAATGGTCCGTTTGGAAAAAAATTTCTGGTAACAACTGGAAATTCTTTGTTCGACTCAAGTGTTAAGGTTATGAATCCGAAGAACAAAAAACTTAACTTCGGTTCATTGACTAAGAAAAAGAAAATGACGAAGCGGGAGCGTGCTAAGCGATTTGCCAGTCAGCAGTTCAATCGAGTTAAGGGACTTCGTAAAAAGTTACCTAAAATGCCAAAGCTCTCTGGCGAGATTACTGTTTCGCATGATGTGTATTACGGAGGAGGTAAACCCAGACGATGACAGACGGATTCATTGATTTTTTCTCTGACGAATACCTTGAACATCATGGCGTAAAAGGTATGCGCTGGGGAGTTCGTAGACCACCAAAAAGCTATTACAACTCTGATGGCTCGCTTTCCAAAAAAGGTCAGCGTAGAGTTACTCGTTTGAACAAAAAGCTTAGCTCGACTAATGCCGCGATTAGCAAGAACCAGGCAAAAATCCAGGAACTTCATTCTTATAAGAATACTAAGAAGGCTCAGAAGCTCGACATTAAGCTGAAGAAGAAAGAGATTAAGCGAGCAAAACTCGATAAAAAGGTTAATCAGGCAAGGATGAACCGAGAGCTTTACGATGTTGGTCCGACTAGACGACAGCAGAAAGCGATGAAAAAGGCCTATAAGTTAGACAATTCTATCTCCAAACTCAAGAGAAAGCAGAATAAAGCGCTCTTAAAGGCCGATAAACTCGAGTACAAAACAGCCAAAAAGCAGGAACGGGCACGTAGACTTTCCGAGGAACTTAAGATTTTGAATACACCTCGACCCATTAATACTAAAACTAAACGGAGATAATTATGCAATATTTTTCTGATGAATATCTTGAGCACCATGGAATTAAAGGCCAGAAGTGGGGCGTTAGACGGTTCCAGAATCCGGATGGTACATTGACGAAAGCTGGAAAAAAACGAGTCGCGAAGCTTAATGCCAAGGTTGATAAAACGTACAACAAAAACATCGCGTCGCTTTCGAAAAAGAAAGATAAGATTTTCGAAAAGAGAGGCGTCGAATTCGATAAGGCGTACGGATCATCCAATCCTAAGAGGTGGATGAAATCTGCAAAATTAGCAGGTCAGGATAGAATCGCTGGAAAACGACTTGCTGCTAAGATTGATTATGAGCAAAAGGTTCGGGATATTCGTAAATCCGAGATCAACGCTGGCTTCAACTATATGGAACGAGCTAGAACTAGAGATATTCTAGTTACTGGTTTGGTAAGCCAATACGGCGGCGTTGCGTTGGGCGTTTACGACACACACAAATACTCCGAAGGTTATCATGCACGTAAGGATGCTAAACGTGACTACAAGAGCCAAATGAAAGCGATTAAGAAAGAAGAAAAGAAGATTAACAACAAAAAGTTTAGAAAAGAATTTGCAGCAACTATCGCTGGGAACATTAATGACTAACGTACGGAGATAATTATGCAATTATTTTCAGATGACTACTTAATGCATTATGGCGTTAAGGGTATGAGATGGAAGAAGAAAAAAAAGAAAAAAGAAGAAGAGATCGACTATTACGATCCTAGATTATGGAAACCGTCTGAGAGTGAACAAAAAAAAGAGGGTTTTTCGTACTCGCAGTATTATGATCGTGCTAGAAAACTTATAAAGAAATACAATAAGCAGCAGGCTAAAAAACGTAAAACCACTGAGAAATGGGCTAGGAAACATGGGTTGGCCATGCCTCATCATAAAAGCACGGAGCATATAGACAATCCCTCTCTTCTCGGTATTCTCCAAGATTTTCAAGAAGCGCCTAAGAAAAAAGATACTGTCTATAGGCGTTCTAGAATTGGGACAAAAAAGAAACATCCTGGACTGTCCGGAGACTTTATAACAATTCGAAAAAGAAAAAAAGCACTAGGAAGAGGTAGATAATGGCTGAATCATTCGGTTCCAGGTTGCAACATGCCTGGAACGCTTTTTTTAATAAGGATCCGACAGGCTTCACTATCATGGAATCAACCGGCAGAGGTTACGCCAGACGACCGGATCGAATACGACTTACACGCGGCAACGAGCGATCAATCGTTACCGCTATTTTTAACCGTATCGCATTAGATGTTTCCGCTATAACCATACAGCATGTTCGACTTGACGAGAACGATAGATATTTGGGCCCGATCCAATCTGGCTTGAATAACTGTTTGACAATGAACGCGAACATCGATCAAACCAGCAGAGCGTTTATCCAGGACGTTGTAATGTCGATGCTGGATGAAGGATGTGTCGCCATAGTTCCTGTCGACACGACAGTGGACCCAAGAATGTCTGGCGCGTATGACATAAACTCTATGCGTGTTGGAAAAATTCTCGAATGGTATCCAAGACATGTTAGGGTTCGGGTTTACAACGATCGCACAGGAATTAAAGAGGATATTCTTCTGCCTAAAGAAACTGTGGCTATCGTAGAGAATCCGTTATACGCGGTAATCAATGAGTCTAACTCGACATTGCAGAGATTGATCAGAAAACTCAATCTTTTGGATTACGTCGATGAACAGAGCAGCTCCGGCAAGTTGGATCTGATTATCCAGCTTCCTTATGTAATAAAGACACCAGCCAGAAAACGGCAGGCTGAAGAGCGTAGAAAAGATATTGAAGATCAGTTAGCCGGTTCGAAATACGGAATCGCGTACACTGACGGTACGGAGCGTATTACGCAGCTTAATCGTCCGATCGAAAACAATCTAATGAAGCAAGTAGAGTATTTAACGAGTATGCTATATAGCCAGTTGGGTATCTCACAGACGGTATTAGATGGCACAGCGGACGCAAAAGTTATGCAGAACTATAACTCACGTACAATAGAGCCTATCATCTCTGCGATAGTCGATTCTATGAAGTGGAAGTTCCTTACGAAAACTGCAAGATCGCAGCTTCAGTCAATCAAGTTCTTCGTTGATCCGTTTAGGCTTGTGGCGGTCGCAGACCTTGCCGAAATTGCTGATAAGCTTACAAGAAACGAGATTGTAAGCTCCAACGAGATTAGACAGATCATCGGCATGAAACCGTCTGAAGACCCGAGAGCTGACGAACTTAGAAACAAGAATCTAAATCAAAATGATCAGGAAATTCTAGCTCGTTATGGCATTGAAGGTGTTGAAGGAGCTGAAGGAGCTGAAGGAGCTGGCGCTGCTGATGGCGAATACGAAGAGTACGAAGAGTACGAAGGAGAATAACTATAAATGAAATACGATTTTAGTGGTTGGGCGACCAGGAACGGACTTCAGTGTTCCGATGGTCGAACAATAATGAGAGACGCGTTCAAGGACAACGATGGTCAGGTTGTTCCGCTCGTTTGGAACCATCAGCATAACGAGCCTTACAACGTTCTTGGCCATGCACTCCTTGAAAATCGGGATGAAGGTGTCTATGCATATTGTGCATTTAACGACACCGAACAGGGCAATAACGCTCGAGAATTAGTAGAACACGGCGATGTTTCAGCACTGTCCATTTACGCGAATCGTCTGAAACAGAACGGTGGTAACGTACTTCATGGCGCAATTAGGGAGGTAAGCCTGGTTCTTGCCGGTGCTAATCCTGGAGCATACATCGACACAGTCCTAACTCATGGTGACGGATCTGACGATTCTGCCGTGATTTACACTGGCGAACCGTTACATTTGGCGCATGCCGACGATGAGGACGAGGAAGAAGAGGACGACGGTCGCACTATCGCAGATGTTATTAACGAGATGACCGACAAGCAGCGAGAGGTCGTTATGTCGCTTTTCCTCATGGTTGCTAGCGGACAGGATATTTCCGGGGATAGTGTAGCCCATGCTGATGCCGATGGCGAAACCGTCGACGATGTATTTAAGACACTGACGAAAGAACAGCAGGAGGTCGTTCTCGGCATCCTTGGTAAGATTCTTAATGAACGAGAAGGAGAAGACGACATGGCCCACTCTGATATTTATGACGAGTTAGGTGATGTGCTCGAGTCACTGGACGACGATCAGTTTGATATTATCGTGCCGTTTCTCGAGACATTCACCAGCGATGGCCTCTCACATGCCGATGACGATATCGACGACGAGGCTCTTGACGCAGCATTTGAATCTCTTACTGATGATCAGAGAGATGTTATTTTAGATGTTATCGAAGATCTTACATCCGACGACGATGACGAAGACTACGAAGATTACGAAGATTACGAGGAGGATTCCGACGATATGAAACACAATGTTTTTGATGCAACTGAAGGCAGCGCAAACGTTCTCAGCCATTCCGATATGCAGACAATCTTTGCCGACGCCAAGAGATGTGGTTCTCTTAGAGACGCTGTTCTCCAGCACATGGAAGACGGCGTGCTTTCTCACGTAGATACAACCGGTATGGATATTGCTACCGGTAACCAGTCTTACGGTTTTAACGATCCCGACATGCTGTTCCCGGATTACAAAAGCCTGAACAATCCGCCCGAATGGATCAAGAGAGATACCGACTGGGTGTCTATTGTTATGAACGGTGTACATCACACTCCGTTCTCCAGGATCAAGAGCATGTACGCTAACATCACCGAGGATGAGGCACGTGCAAAAGGTTACATCAAGGGCAAGCAGAAGAAGGAAGAGGTCTTCACAACCCTTAAGAGAACTACAGATCCCCAGACGATCTACAAGAAGCAGAAGCTTGATAGAGACGATGTTGTTGATATTACAGACTTTGACGTTGTTGCTTGGATCAAGGCCGAGATGCGTGTAATGCTTGACGAGGAAATTGCTAGGGCAATTCTGATCGGTGATGGCCGTAACTCCGACTCCGACGATAAGATCCAGGAGGCGCATGTAAGACCGATCGCAACAGATGTTCCGCTGTTCAACATCAAGGTCAATGTCGATGAGACCGCAGCCGAGACTGCTTCTGACAAGGCAAAGATCTTCATCGATAGCGTTATTCGTGCCCGTAAGAACTACAAGGGTTCCGGTAACCCGACTCTGTTCACAACCGAGGACCAGCTTACCGAGTGCCTGCTGATCGAAGATGGTATCGGTCATAAGATCTATAAGAGTGTCGCCGAGCTGGCTACAACTCTGCGTGTATCCAGGATTGTGACTGTTGAGGTTATGGAGAACCAGAAGGTTGACGGCAAGGATCTCATGGGCATTATTGTAAACCTGGCCGACTACAACGTCGGTGCCGATAAGGGCGGTGCGATCTCCATGTTCGACGATTTCGATATCGACTACAACCAGCAGAAGTACCTTATCGAGACCAGGATCTCTGGCGCTCTTACAAAGCCGTACTCCGCAATGACTATTCTCAGAGGCGCCGAATAATTCAAAATGGCTAAATACTTCGGCAAAATTGGATTCGCAGATACGGAAGAAAGCGCGCCTAGTGTTTACAGCGAAGTAATCACTGAGCGCGAGTACTATGGCGACATGACTCGGAACACAAGGCAGCTTCAGAGTTCTGGATATTTGAACGATGATCTCAATATTTCCAATCAGCTCAGCATCGTATCCGATCCATACGCGTTGTCACACTTCCATAACATCCGGTATGCCACATATTCAGGATGTAAATGGAAGGTGACAAACGTCGAAGTCGAGTTTCCGAGACTTATATTATCGTTGGGCGGTGTGTACAATGGCTAGAAGTAGACTGGAATTAGACGAGATCTTTAGAGAGCTTTTAGGCTCTAATAATGTATATTTTCAGCCGCCAGCATCTAAACAAATGAAATACGATGCTATCGTGTATTCACTTGACGATGTTGACGCAATACATGCCGACAACAATGCATATTTGACGAATAGGCGGTATACGGTTACTTTGATCACTAAAAACCCGGACAACTGGCTGGTCAACAAAATTGCCGAGTTACCATACTCGCAGTTTAATCGGTTTTATACCGCCGATAATTTAAATCACTACGTTTTCATCATTTATTATTAGGAGGATTTATTATGCCTAGAATTACTTGGGACGATACCGGCAAGAGAATTTATGAGACAGGTGTTGATCATGGCGTTCTTTATCTGACCCTTGAGGACGGCTCTTTTGGTAACGGCGTAGCTTGGAATGGTCTGTCTTCTGTTTCTCAGAGCCCTTCAGGTGCTGAAGCTTCTCCGATTTGGGCTGATAACATTAAGTACCTGAACCTGATCTCTGCCGAGGAGTTCGGTGCAACGGTTGAGGCGTACACATACCCGGATGAGTTTGCAGAGTGCGATGGTTCTGCGGCCCTGGTTCCTGGTGTTTATGCAGGTCAGCAGACACGTAAGAAGTTTGGTCTTTGCTACAGGACCCAGGTCGGTAACGACGTTAAGGGTACTGATTTTGGTTACAAGCTGCATCTGGTTTACAACTGTCTGGCAGCACCTTCTGAGAAGGCTTACCAGACAATCAATGATAGCCCGGAGGCAATCGCATTCTCTTGGACTCTGTCCACAACTCCGGTTGCCGTCAACGGCAAACAGAACATTAAGCCGACGGCTACTCTTGAAATTGATTCCACAAAGGTCGATGCTGCCAAGCTGAAGGCTCTTGAGGACATTCTGTATGGCACAAACGGCACAGATGGCGCGGAAGGCAACGCTCCGAGACTTCCGCTTCCCGATGAAGTTATCACTATTATCGGACAGTAAAATTCAAAATGGAGGAAGATTATGAGACTTAGAAGAGAATCTGGCGATTTTCAGCTCACGTTTGACATGTTTACAAATAAGGCGAACCCCGAGACAACTAAGCATATTCGTAAGAACTTAAGTAGCGAAGATCTTATTGGTTTATGCATTACGGTCATTAGTCCCGATGATGATGGTAAAAAAGTGGTTGCTCGATCTGTTGTTACTGGTACTGAGGGGCCTCATTACGCGCTTGACGATCACGACAATGCGGCTGAATATTACAATTTGATAGTTGGTAATAAAGCTGGACTCGAATATTACCCGAAAGACGGAGAAATTGTTTTTAATCATTAGGAGAAGAGTAATATTTTATGAGACTTAGAAGAGAATCTGGTGATTTCGAAATTGTATTTGACCGTAGATCTGGTAGGCATGTTAACGCCGTCCAAATCAGAAAAGGCCTTAGTCCTGAAGATTTTTTAGGCGTAGCAGTTCGAATTCGGCAAGACGGAGACGCAGACATGCCTGTAGGACTTTTGTCCGTCATTAACCAGGTCCCCTATCCGAGTATTGCTGATCCTGCTACTGGTAAATTGGCTACGTCGTTTAGAGCTTATTGTCCCGAGACAGACTTAAGGTACGACTCCGTTACCGGTATTATCGAGTTATTATAAACCGGACTAGTAAAACACACGCAACGCCCGCACTATTACTCTGTGGGCGTTGTTCTTTTTAAATGAAAGGAGAAATCAAAATGCTTAAGAAAACCGTAACATACGACGACTATAATGGCGTCGAAAGAACAGAAGACTTTTACTTCAATCTGTCAAAAGCAGAGCTTCTTGAGATGGAGCTTGGCACAAGCGGCGGTCTTGCCGAGATGATCCGTAAAATCGTAGCAGCGCAGGACGCACCCGCAATCATCAAGGTGTTTAAGGATCTGGTCCTTAAAGCTTATGGCGAGAAGAGCGCAGATGGTAAAAGATTTATCAAGTCCCCGGAACTGTCAGAGGCTTTCTCTCAGACTGAGGCATATTCTCAGATCTTCATGGAGCTTGCAACTGACGACAAGAAAGCAGCAGAATTTGTTAATGGGATCGTTCCGGCAGGTATGGCTGAAGCAGCAAACAACGGCGTAACGCCGATGGCATAATGTAAAAGGAGGCGTGGGAATGCTTTATATTCACATTCCGCCAGCAGATAACTGGGACGAACGCAGGGAAGAGTTCGTTAGTTTTCCTGGAAAAACTTTACAGTTAGAGCATTCCCTCGTTTCTCTTGCAAAGTGGGAGTCGATCTGGGGAAAACCGTTTTTGTCGCAGGTTAAGAAACCAAAAACCTACGAAGAAACTATGAGTTATATTCGTTGCATGACAATTACGCAAAATGTGGATCCTATTTCATACAACTTTCTTACAGAACAAAACCTGGCCGACATTAACGCGTACATCGAGGCGCCTATGACTGCAACTACGTTTAACGAGAATAAACAAGGCCCCGGTGAACAGATCACAGCAGAGATTATCTACTATTGGATGATCGCGTTCAATATACCATTTGAGTGTCAGAAATGGCATTTGAACAGACTTCTCACTTTAATAAGGGTGTGCAGCATTAAGAACCAGCCGCAGAAGAAGATGTCCAATCGGCAGATTCTCAGCAACAATGCAAGGCTTAATGCTGCACGCAGAAAAGCGATGCACACGAAAGGGTAGTCCGAAATGAAAGTTACGTTTAGACAACGTGGCGACTTCTCAAGAACAGAGAAGTTTTTACGTAAGGCTCGCACGGCAATTAAGTTTCGTAATCTGGACAAGTACGCAGAAGCAGGATTGGCTGCACTTCAGTCGGCTACTCCATATGATACTGGCGAAACTGCCAGATCTTGGTATTACGAGATCAAACGTACGGACACTTCCGTGAGTGTCGTATACAAGAATTCAAATATTCAAAATGGAATTCAAATCGCAATAATTTTACAGTACGGACACGGAACTGGCACCGGAGGATACGTAGAGGGACGTGATTATATTAATCCTGCACTACGTCCGGTTTTCGATAAACTAGCAGATGACGCATGGGAGGAGGTTATTGAGCTTTGAGCACTACTATTGACGATAGAGTAGTTGAGATGCGGTTTGACAATAAAGACTTTGAACACAATGTCGGTCAAACATTAAGCACACTCGACAAGCTTAAACTGGCTCTGAATCTTCCAGGCGCCACAAAGGGACTGCAGGACGTTTCAAACGCAGCAGCCAAATGTGATCTTTCTCCGTTGAGCAATGCCGTTGACAACGTTGGTCGTAAGTTCTCGGCATTGGACGTTATCGCGTTCACAGCGCTTCAGAGAATTACCAATAATGTCATGGCCGCCGGCGAGAAAATCATCCGTCAGTTTACAATCGAACCGATTAGCACCGGTTTCAACGAGTATGAGCTTAAGATGGGTTCTGTCCAGACCATCATGGCAAGTACCGGAGCGTCTATCGATACTGTTAACAAGTACCTCGAAGAACTGAATAAATACTCAGACCAGACGATTTATTCATTCTCTGACATGACGAACAACATCGGTAAGTTTACCAACGCCGGTGTAAAGCTCGAGGATGCTGTAGCTGCAATCAAGGGTATAAGTAACGAGGCGGCTGTATCTGGTGCTAATGCCAACGAGGCATCCAGGGCTATGTACAACTTTGCCCAGGCTTTGTCCGCAGGCTATGTTAAACTTATCGACTGGAAATCAATCGAGAATGCCAACATGGCAACCGTTGAGTTCAAGAACGAGTTGCTTAAAACGGCAGAAGCTGTTGGTACCGTAACAAAAGGCGCTGACGGCATGTACCAGGTCCTGACAACAAATGCTGCAGGCGGCGAAATGTCAGAAGTTATCGACGCTACTCATAGTTTTAATGAGAGTTTGGCGTTTCAGTGGATGACTACCGACGTTTTAACCCAGACTTTGGCAAGATACGCAGATGAGACAACCGATCTGGGTAAGAAAGCTTTCGCAGCTGCTCAGGACGTTAAGACATTCTCGATGATGATGGATACCCTCAAGGAGGCGGCCCAGTCTGGATGGTCGGCTACTTGGGAGATTATTGTAGGCGACTTCGAAGAGGCCAAAGAGTTGTTCACCGGATTGAGTGAGTTGTTCAGCGGTGTCATTGAAACTTTTGATAACGCGAGAAACAGTCTGCTCAGAGGTGGTCTGTCTAGTAGCTGGAAGCAGCTTACCGACCAGATTACCGACGCCGGAGTCGGCATGAACGATTTCGAAGATGCCTTATCGAAGGTCGTCAATGGTCATGGCGGTGACTACACACAGTTAATTCTGGACAACAAGAATCTGTCCAAAGCAATTCAAAATGGAGTTGTCCCTGCCGAGTATTTGGCTGAGGCATTTCATAAAATTGCAGAAGGCGCAGCAGAAGCAAAAGACGAAGAGACAGAACAGGCCCTCTACACCAAAGAACAGGTGCAAGCTATCAAAGATCTTGACTCTGCAATGGGCGATGCAAACAGTTCAGCAGGAACACTTCTGTCAACGCTCACCCAGGAGAGTGGTAGAGAGTATCTTTTCGAAATTCTTACGAATTCACTCAAAGGTGTTATCAAGCTGACAAGTACGTTTGCTAAAGCTTGGCGTGATATTATTCCGCCTGTTCTCACTTCTGAGCGTTTATACAAGGGTTTGAAATTTGTCGGCGAATTTTCACGACGGTTAATTCTGAGCGATGAAAACGCAGACAAGCTTCGAAGGACTTTACATGGCCTATTTGTTCCGATTGATCTGATTGGCAGAGTAATCGGCGGTGTTGGCAGTATGATATTCCGAGTTCTTCGTGGAGCACTCGGTTTGACCGAACACATAAACTTCAACATTCTGGACTACACCGCGAACCTTGGCGATGCATTAACAAGATTCCACGATTGGGTCGTCGATTCTGGCAAGCTCGGCGAATATTTAGGTAAAGTCGAGCGAGTTTTATCTGACGGCTTATCGACAGTCAAGGGATACATTAGAGCGTTCCTTGAAATTCCTGCAGTGAAGGGCGCCATTGACGGCATTAAATCCAGCATTAGCGGATTTGTAGGAAATATTGACGGAAATCTTATGAATGCCGCGTCCAGCTTCGTTTCGTTCTCCAAGAATGTTTACCACGCGATAAAAGATTACATCGATGCCATTAAGTCCGCCCCGAAAGTTCAGGCGGCGTTCACAGCCCTTAAGGGCGGTCTTAAGAATTTCATTAACGGCATCCCTGATGGGTTTAGAGACGCTGTAGAAAGAATTAAGACCTTCGTAGAAACTGTCCGTGGCATGGATGGCATAACTCTCGACAACATTAAGGCTGCTATCAAGCTGTTCGGCAAAAGTGCAAGCGAATGGTTAACATCAGCTTCAGGACCGCTTGAACGACTTGGTACTCTGTTCTCGGATTTCGCCAAGGCGGTTAATGGAAAGGCGAGCACTGTCGAGAGCAAGTTAGGTTCGTTCATCAAGACGATAAAGAACCTGGCGATCGCTGTAAAAGACTTCGTTGTCGAACATAAAGGCGCGCTCATTGCTATCGCTGCCTCCGGTGGACTTATATATTTTGTAAGCAAGATCGGCAAAGCATTAACACGGCTTACCAAACCGCTGTTTGATATTAGTGGCCTGATCGACAATCTCGGCGGATCAATAAATCTTGTTGCCAAGGGTATGAACAAAAAGCTCAAATCCGAAGCAATTAAGAACTATGCAATATCTATTGCGATCCTTGCCGGTAGTTTATATTTAATATCGAAGATCCCAAGTGAGGACCTGCTTCGTTCCGTCATTACAATCGGCGTATTGGCTGGCGTATTAGTAGCATTGGCGTTCGCCATGAAGCTGCTGAACAAGGGCGGCGAGGGAGGTGCGAAGAGTCTTGCTTCGAATAGCGGATTCTTAGCAATCGCAGGGAGCTTACTTATATTAATAGAAGCCCTCAAAGGCCTGGATAGCCTGGAGCATCCCGAAAACCTTAAACGAAACTTGTTATATTTAGGTGCGATGGCTCTCGGCCTGGTTGTTGTTCTTAAAATTCTTAGTTCTGGAAAAGGAACACTTGAAGATTCAAAGAACACACTGAACGCACTCCAGATTCTCGCTATTACTGGAGCTCTTAAACTTCTTATCAGCTCTCTTGATAAGATCGGACAGTACGACCTGCTAACAATCATCAAGTCTTTGGGCCTGATGCTTACAGCGGCAATCGCGATGCGTATATTGCTAGCGACTCTTAGGCACGTTGACCCGAAAGCTGGTTTGGCGGCGCTCGGCGCAGTTGTCAGTTTGTTACTTTTGGTCAAAGCTTTTAAGGTTATTGCCGCGCTTGACGTATCCAAGGCTAGGAAGAACTTGGGCGCGTTCATCGTGATATTTGGTATGTACGCAATCCTCATGGGGTTGTCAAAATTGGCAGGAGAAAACGCACTTAAAGGTGGCGTTGGTATTTTGGCCATGGTATCGTCGCTTATTCTGTTGGCTATTGCCATAAGGATGTTGGCTGGCCTTTCCGCGACCGAATTGGCGAAAGGAACTACAGTTATTACTACTGTGCTAGGCATGTTTGCAGTTATATTACTGGCATCATTCTGGGCAGGTGAGTACGCAGCTCGTGCTGGTGTAATGATTTTAGCGATTTCAGCATCGTTGCTGTTGCTTACAGGTGCTATCTTAATCCTTAGCGAAATCGGCAAACACAACCCACGAGGCTTAGACCGAGCCATAAAGGCTATTAAGAAGCTTCTCGAAGGATATGCGCTATTGATTGCAGCATCGAGTTTTGCCGCTTCAAACGGAAACGCGGTTAAAGCTATCACGATCATGACCGCAGCAATAGGTATTTTAGCTATTGCTATTGCCGGTTTGTCGATGATTCCTCCAGAACAGCTTAAAGCAGCTGTGAAAGCACTTAGCACCGTAATGATTATATTTGCCATGATGGAGGTTCTGTCACGATTCAGTGGCGGAAATATTAAGTCCCTGATCGTGCTTGTAGCCGCTCTCGGTGTTATTACCGTGGCGTTGTTGATGCTTAAGGACGTTGATCCTACGACCTCATTAGCGAATGCTACCAGTATTTCTGAAGTGTTGTTGGCGCTTGCATTCTCCTTCAAGATTATTGGAAGTACTGAGCTGTCGAAAGGTGTTATCAAAGATCTTGGCATAATGTTGCTCGCTCTCGGTGCGGTGGCTGCTATTTTGGGTGTTCTTGCATATTTTGATGTGCAGCCGTCAATCACAACTGCAACTGCATTGTCCGAATTATTACTTGCGCTGGCTGTGTCATTCAGAGTAGTCAGCGGTGCTGGCGAGTTCAAAGGTAATGTTCTCAAGACTTTGGGCATTATGTTTGCGATGCTCGGAATGGTGGCTTTGATTCTCGGCGCGCTTGCGTACCTTGATATTCAGCCATCGATCACAACTGCAACTGCGTTATCTGAATTATTGATCGCGTTATCAGCGGCTTGCCTTATTGTGGCAATCGCAGGACGGGTTGCCGGCAAACCAGCGGCTGTCGCTGCAGGTGAGCGATTGATCGCCATGGTAGCTGTTATCGGCGGTATAATGCTGGCCGTAGCAGGTATTGTGTCTTATATTCCAGGAGCTAGGGATTTCATTGCTAATGGCATAGATGTTCTTGAGCAGCTTGCAGAAGGACTTAACCGGATTCTTACTGCTTTACTTTTAGGTAAGCAGAAAGAAACGGCATCGTTGTCGGATGTCGCCGCTGATTTGTCAGGATTTATGGCATCGCTTCAGCCGTTCATTGCTGGTATAAAAGCGCTGGATTCCAGTATCCTTGACAACGCCGGAACATTGGTCGGACTCATCGCAACGATCGCAGGCGCAGAAATGCTGGCTAATTTGCAGAATGTTCCGGTTATTGGCAAACTCTTCAGCACAGGTTCACTTTCGACTCTCGGAGAAGATCTTGTAGCATTCTCTGGTCCGTTGATCCAGTTCATTAAGGATTTTAGGGCCGCGGAGATTACTCAGGATGATATTGACAGTGTGTCCAATGCTGCACAGTGTGTTACGGAATTAGCGAAATCCATCCCAAATACTGGTGGTGCGTTAGGCGCAATAGTAGGTAATAATGACTTAGGTCCTTTCGGTGATCAGATTGCATATTTTGGTCCTAAGCTTAAGGAGTTTCTAGATTCTGTTAAAGGAATAACGCCTGAGGATGCTGAAGCGGCGGCATCTGCTGGTACAGCGGTTGCAGAGTTTGCGAAAGTCGTTCCCAACACCGGTGGTGCATTAGGAGCAATAGTAGGTAACAACGACTTAGGTCCGTTTGGTGATCAGCTTGTTGATTTTGGACCGAAGCTCAAAAAGTTTCTAATTTCGGTGGAGGGGATTACACCTGACGCAGCGGATAGTGCAGTAGCGGCTGCTAAAACCGTTGCGGCATTCGCGGAGAATGTTCCGAACACCGGAGGCGCCATTAGCGTTCTGCTTGGTGATAATTCACTTACTCGATTCGGCTCTCAGCTGGAGTCGTTCGGACCGTCTTTTAAAAACTATTTAGACTCGGTCGAAGGAATCGGACCTGACGCAGCTGATTCGTCCACGGCAGCAGCAGAGACAGTAGCGGCGTTCGCAAACATCGTTCCGGATAGTGGCGGCATTCTCTCTGATATTTTTGGTGGAGGTTCGCCATTAACCAAATTCGGATACGACCTTATGACATTCGGTACAAGGTTCAAGAACTATTACGAGAACGTAAAAGATATTACGCCTGGTCCGATAAACACTTGCATGAATGCTGTAAAGACGATTCTTAGCATAGGTCACGATGACGTCCCGGATTCCGAAGTATTTACCGCTTTGTTCAAAACTTTCGGATCTATGGGCGAAAACATGCACAACTTTTATGCTAACATAAAAAAAGTAGACCCAACAAAACTTGATTCGGTCGTTTCGCTCGTTGAGACTCTTGTGAGAATAGCGCCAAAAGCCAAGGATATCGATCCGAAAGTATTCAGCAAAATTTCAGATTCTGTAAAAGTCCTCGGCGAGGCCGACTTCAGTAAACTTCGCGATACGATGTCAAAAGCCGGAACAGACATGATAGAGGGTTTCACAGAAGGTTTCTCTGGAAAATCTCTGAACGTTGGTAAGGAATTCACTAAAATTATATCTGGTTTGGCCACGTCAGCCAATAGGTATAAGTCATCATTAAAAGCTGCTGGCGTAGGACTTATTACTGCGTTCCTGTCAGGCGTTAAGGCTAACACTAAACAGTTCTCGACAATTATGTCGACTCAGGTTTCGTCAACGTTGAATGATATTCGTGGTTACGATCGCAAATTTAGACTTGCCGGCCAGGTGTTAGCGGATAACTTAAAAGATGGCATGGAGAGTATTTCACTGACCAATATGTTTGGGTCCTCCATTTCAGCAGCAGTAAATGATATTCGAGATCGTAAAACCGATTTCTATAATGCCGGTAAATACTTAGTCGAGGGATTTAAAAACGGTATTTCGGACTATACATATTTAGCACGAAACGCAGCGACAGCACTCGGTAAAAAAACTGCGAATTCGTTAAAGGTCGCGGTTGAGGAGAAATCTCCATCTAAACTTACGTACCAGTACGGTATGTATTTTACACAGGGCTTCGCCAACGGTATTACTGAATACTCAAATGTAGCATTAGGCGCCAGTGAAAAACTTGGTGACGAGTCAGTCAAAGCATTAAGCAATACGCTCGGAACTCTTGGCGACATGGTCGATAACGGATTGGATGTCGATCCTACAATCCGACCAGTGCTTGACTTGAGCAATGTTCAGGCAGGTCTTGGACAGATTGACGGAATGATTAACGCCGACAGATCTATAAGATTAGGTTACAGCGGCATCATTACCGGAAGACTTTCTGATACTACAAATGCTATTTCTCAGAAGGAACAGCTCACAGTTCTTCGTCGTATTTCAACGATGATGGACACATACTTCCCGCAGTTCTCGGAGAATGATATCTATCTTGACACAGGAGCAATCGCAGGAAGCGTTAACCGGAAACTCGGATTACAACATTAAAAGGTGGTGCTATGGTACCTAGACAATTTACACTTCAAAACTCGAGGGGCGAGTCTCTCAATCTTCTGGATCAAAATGGACCACAGCTTAGCAGCATCGACCTTTGTGGAATCATGTTTTTTGAGCCAGATGGGTTGGGCTACGAAGAGTCTGAAGATTGGCTTCAGCTAGGCACCGCCTTTCGCCCCGTTAATATCACACAAGCTCAAAGAACTATAAGCGGTAAGATGTATTTTCTTGGTGAGGACAAAGCGTACGAAAGATATTTCAATTTCGTACGCTTTATTCGTCAAACTCCGCTTACACTTATATACAAGGCGTATGACACTTTCTACATAGACGTTCGTGTTCAGTCTCTTGAAAAAACAGAGCTTACTAAATACGGAGTTCTGGAATGCAAGATTAAATTTATGGCATTAGGTCCGTTTTACAAACGTGTATTTCTGTATTATACTCCTCCAAAGAAGACAGTTGAAGAACCTGATAAATTGGTGAGTCATCTGAACGTATATTTTAAAGATGACGAAGGCGACGGCATTGTATCAGGCAAACCCAACTATAACGAATTCTATGACTACGTTTACGATGATGTATATCCGTATGAGAATCGCAACTCTATTTCTACACGCGTCATGAACGACGTTTTAGATTCATCTCCGGTTAGACTTTATATTTACGGACCGTGTGTTAATCCTACATGGAGTCATTATGTTGATGACGATCTTGTCGAATCCGGGAAATACAATGGCACCATAGATGATGGCCGGATTTTAGTCGTTGACAGCATTTCCGTTCCTTACAGAATAGTCGAAACCGGAGAATATGCTCACATGTCAGAAGATCGATACGGTGGATGCGATTTCTCAACGGAGAGATTTATGTTTATTTCCCAGGGTAACAATCGGTTCTCGGTAAGCCATGAAGGACCGGATCCGAATGTGAAATTCCGAATCGAAATGAGGGAATACTATGAGAGCGTATAACGTTGAGGTATACGATCCAAAATTCAATTTTCGAAGTCATACGAACGTAATGTCACTTGATTACAATGAAGATTACTTAACACCGGAAAACAATCAGTTAATTGTTGAAAAGATAGATGCTAATGTAGGCGACTATCTACTAATCACAAACGGCGATTACGAATTCTTTGGTCGCGTAACCGGCACATCGTCCGAGAGTAAAGACACAATAAACATTTCATACAAGCCGTTTATATCTTTGCTTGATCTTGATGTGCTATTCGATGTTAATCTCCAGAACAAAGACAGTGGAACGACACTCGAGGATTACATAGCTGCTACAATACAGGAACTCTTTGTATCTAACGCAGACACTTCAATGATTGTTCCGCACATAACCTCTACTATTACTAGCCATACTTCAAAATGGAATTTGGGATTGGTTAGTGACGAAGAAACGTCACATTATTGCATTAGCAATTTGCTGAAAAACATTGTAATAAAGGCGTTTGAAACGTACTCTATTCGTATATTTACAAGGTTTAGTCCAGGCGAAAAGATGGTGTATCTGTCGATCGGTACAAACAACGCAGCTGAAATTACGATAGAGGCGGATCTTCCGAACATTTCATCGAAGAATATTTCTGTTCGGCAAAACGACGTGTCAGTTAATAAGGTCGTCGTATACAACAGCGAGAACTACGTTGACAAAATTATATTTTACAGACACACAAACGACACCTTCAGTATCGTTGACACAGATCGTGTAGTTCCAGTAGTGCAGGAGACATACGCTGTTGCTCCTACGTATGAGGAAGACGTGGTTGTTGAATCGTTTGCCGAACGGGCATTACAGCAGGCAGAAGAAGCGTTCGCTATGGTCGAATACGATAATTTTATAGAGCTAACGATGGCAATAGATGATAGCCTATACCATCCGATGTCTATGGAAGTTGGTCAGGTGGTGAATGTCATTTCCGGTGACAAGCAATACCGTTCGATTCTAAGTGGTGTGAATATTAGTAATACTATAACGCTGGTGTTCGGACTTATTCGAGTCGACCTGACGAAACAAATTTGGAGGAGTTCTTATGGCTATTAATATTGTTACCTACCCAGGTAAGACAAGAACGGCTAAACATGATGCGATCGTATACGATGCTGCGCTTGATCGAAGCGGCATTTTTAACGGTTGTAATGTTGAAGCCTACACAAATACACTGAGGGTATCTACTGGCTACGGCATTATCAAAGGTCGATTATTTGAAGTTGAGTCTGATATGTTTACGATACCTCTTCCCGGAAGCGGCACTGTGTACGGAGCATTGATCATAACATTAGATCTTAACTCGGATCCTCCGATCGTTTTCGAGACTATATCATCTGCGACGCCGGAGTTTAACCTTACAAAAAACGAATCAGCTAATTTTGACAACAGCCGATATCAGATGCTGATCGCGACATACACAATTACGACGAGTGGTATTGCCAATCTTGTGAAGGCAGCGCACATGTTGCCCACTGATTATATTGGTTCAAAAGACCTTAACGATTTCATTGAGCCGGGTGTATATTACCTTAACTCTCTTGATGGATATTCTAACATCCCAGCAAATGTTAAGAACGGTTGGCTGACGGTTTACGACTCAAGATACAATGGCAGGAACGCTAATTCAACGAAGCAGATATTCTATCAATCTGGTGCATCTGACACTCATTACGCTAGTTATATTCGTACCAGAACTAACGGAGTATGGCAGAGCTGGGCAAGAGTTATTACCGAGCGAGACCTGCAGCAGATAAATCACAACGTTATATTTGGCGATCCGACAACCGATCATGAGCAGTTAGTGTCTTTTAATTCAACATATCGTCGATTTGGATGCTTGGTTTCGTCTGCTAAGAACGCTGGTCTGTACGACATAGGCAATTCAGAGTGGATCCTTCGAAGTGACAAAGACCGTACGGTTTATATTCCTCATAAGCTAGTTGTCTCGGAGTTTGCGCCATCAAGCGCTACGGTTGGCGACGCTAATTCGACAGGCGCCCACCAGATCACCGTTGTTAATAAATACCGAAGGGGTTCGCTTTCGGCATCGCAAAATGAAAATTTCGGTATTTATGATTTTGACAAAGAAGTATGGATTCTTCGAAACGATAAAAGTCGTGTCACATATTTTTCAGCAGGAAGAGTTCGTTTCGATTATGCTATATCCGCCCCGCAAAGTATTGTCCGTGGTATAATGACGATTACACCGTCCGCAGTCAATGCTCCGGCTTACAAAGATATTTCTTGGTCAGAAATGGCAGGTGTTCCACAGGTAGTGGTCACTCCAATGACATCAGTACCTGAAAAAGTATCTGTTAGTGTAAGCGATGTTAGTAAAACCGGATGCCGCATTTATATTACAAGGTCTGACAGCGCTACTGCAACTGCTATCTCGTTCATTGCGATCTACACTTTTTAATTAGGAAGGAACACGGCCGCATGACAGAAGGTATTATTGTTGCAGTTATAACAGTTGTCGGCGCAATTATCGCCGCACTTATACAGGGAAACCTTACAGCTTCAAAATTAACGCTCGAGATCGATAAGAAACTTGCCGTTTCTGACACAAAGATGGACGAGCTTACAAGAGAAGTTCGAGAACACAACGGTTTCGCACGTCGTGTGCCAGTGATTGAAGAACAAATAAGAGTTATCAATCACCGGATAGACGACCTTGAGCGCGTTGACAAATAAATTCAAAATGGAATCCTAAAAATTCCCCGGGTGGATTTTTCAGGAAAACTTTTTAGGAGGCAGCCGGATAATGGCAGATCAAAGAATTATAGAATTACCGACTTCTGTCGATATTACGTCTGGTGATTATGTAGCGATCGACAGTAATAGCAGTGGCACACGGAAGTATAGTCTATTTGATATGGTGAACAGACTAGCACAGACCGAAACCCTTGCCGAAGAGAATAAAGAATCTGCGGAGAGAGCTAACCATTACGTAGATGAGATTGACGAATTCGTGTCCGCTATTCAAGTAGAACTTATGAATCTGCGTATGGATATCAATGGGACTGTGCACGATTCCGCCGGAAATGCAGTGCGGAACCAGATCGCGGAAGTTCGGGACACTTTGGCAGAATACGTCAGGATATTTAGAGGCAGAGTTGACGATGCCGTCGAGGCATGGCTTGATGCACATCCGGAAGCTACCACAACTGTTGCGGACGGTTCGATCACAAACGACAAGCTGGATTCAGATTTGAAGAACGCTGTTGATATTGTGAAAACTATCCAGCCGTTACAGAAGAAAGTATTGGCTATGACCGGTGCTATTAAAGAACTCAGCCGAGATGTCAAAACAGCGTCAAAATATGCATCGTATACAATCTCGCAAATCGCAACTGTCACCAACGACAATAACGAAGTGACCGGCAAACATCTGACGGTATCTATCGGAAAGACCGCAAATCGTGTGTCATTCGACATGTTAGAGACCAACCCGACGAATTACGGAACAATCAAGTATCTTCGTGGGTACAGCACGAACTATCGGAACAGATTATATTTGCTGAATGATGAGCATTGGCAGTCAGCGGTAGATACGAGTGTTGCCGAGGTAAAATTATATTTTGACGGCGTTGAGAAAACTCTGGACCAGCTGAACGTCGGCGACGAATTTGAATCATTGATCGTATTCAAACGTATGAGCAATAATAAAGTTTATATTCACGAGCTCGACAGTGCTGGGATTAAACTTCTGATTCTCACAGACGTAGCCGATTTCACAAAATCTCAGATTTATGCGAACGGTTCCATTAAGTGGGACATTGTATTTGACAAGGAAAATGTTACAATCTATAGAAATCAAAATAATGGAAAGCTTGTAACATTTTACAACGATTCGACGTGGACTGCGAATAAGTGGTTCAAGGTCGAAATCCATTGGTAAGGGGGTGATTGCGATGGGCAAAACTTTATATCTCCTTGGCGAGGCTTCTGAAAACGAAAACAACGGTACGACCGGAACGTTTCTCGGTGATCAGTCCGGGTATGAACTTAGAGCACGGCGTTGGTACACACCGACTAATGCCGATTGGGGAAAAGTGTTCAGGTTTAACGATCCTGCGATCGCAGAAGAAATCGCCTCAAGAATGGAAAAGGCTATTCTTAATGGATATATTGGATACGACACGTATTGGCGCGGGACGTATTACGATCAGCTGCTAGCCAATGGGTTTGATATTTCCGCAGTTCGTGAAGATTGCGGTACGGACTGCTCTGCACTAGCGTACACTGCTATATTTGCAGCTACAAACGTGCAGTACGATGGCTCAAAAGCCCAGTATCCGACGGTTGTTCCGACGAACACTAAGCGGCAGCCGTTGGTTAGGCAGTACGATCATTATATTGAGCGGCAGTGCGTAGATGCAGGATTCGACGTCACAGTCTTTACTATGGAAACATCATCCGATACCTTCATAAAAGACGTACCTTTCGTAACTTTTACGGACGGGACAATTAGATATTATCCTACACCCCAGTACGATACACCATATGATGTGTACGATGCTGGCGTGGATAGTGCTAATGTCAGGGATCATCTGCATGTTGTATATTTGAACAAAGAAAACGAATACAGCTATGACGAATCGTTTCTGAATTCGCTTCTTATTGTAAAGGCAGCTGCCGAAGATCCGGCGGAATCAGCGCTTAAACGTGGCGATATTATCCGCACTGTAGGTGGTCTTACTAGAAACGATGGAAGCGCTATCGGTCATGTAGCAGTGTGGTTATAGATATTTGAGGTTGGAAAATGGGAAATATTAAGATCAAAAAACGTTCAGGCGATACTGTATATTTAGGACTTAATTCGTCCGGTATTAAGCTTACAGGCGACAGCGGAAGCGGCGGTGGTTCTAGTGATTTCAGCA